AAAACCAACCAAAGGAGAAGCCCACTAAATGATCCAAGACTTCGCACGCGTATTCCGCGAACAAATACGCACCGACCTGAACAACTACGCGGACGACTTGGCGGGTGGTTCATGTCAATCTTTTGAGCAGTATCAAAAACTCTGTGGCGTCATCCAGGGTCTGGCGATGGCAGAGCGTTACATCATTGACCTTGCAGAGAAAGTCGAAAAAGCAGATGAGTGAAATCCTCCTCCCCCCGGGTATTCAACTACCCAAACACATCCAACCCGTCGACCAGCCGGACGACAACGCGGATGCAGAAACCAAGGCGTCAGCCTTGCCAATCCCAGCTGGCCACAAGCTGCTGTGTATCGTGCCCGAGGTCGATGAAAAGATCGCCGGTACGAGTCTCGACCTGGTTCGAGACGCTGCGACCATACGCCAAGAAGAACACGCCACCACGGTGTTGTTTGTTTTGCGCATGGGCGAGTCTGCCTACAAAGACCCGGAACGGTTCCCCACCGGCCCGTGGTGTAAGGAGGGAGACTTCATTCTTGTTCGTACCTATACCGGTACGCGTTTCAAGATCTTTGGCAAAGAGTTCCGCGTGATCAATGACGATCAGGTGGAGTGTGTTGTGCAAGATCCTCGTGGGATTACCCGCGCTTAAAGGAGTGGTAGATGAACGACGCATATAAGTTTCCAGACGAGCTGGAAGAAGAAAAGAGGTCCGCCCCGGCGGATGACGTAGAGATCACCGTCGCAGGAGACGACGTTGAGATCGAGATCGTTGACGACACTCCCGAGAGAGATCGTGGCCGTCGCCCCCTGGACCGTGAGGTTGAGGACCCCACGGACGACGAGATTGAGTCATATACCCAGGGTGCGCAAAAGCGGATCAAGGAGCTGACGCATGCCCGCCACGACGAGCGCCGAGCCAAGGAAGCCCTGGCTCGTGAGAAAGAGGAGCTTGAGCGTCTTGCTCAGCACATGATCGAGGAGAACAAACGCCTCAAGGCGTACGTGGACTCCGGTACGCAGCAGTACATGACCATGGCCAACCAGGCGGCGGAAGCCAAGCTGGAGAAAGCCAGGCGTGAGCTGAAAGCGGCCCAGGAATCGTTTGACGCTGACGCCAGCGTTGCCGCACAGGAAGCCCTGGCCGAGGCGACATGGGAAGTCAAGAGCGCAAAAAATTTCAAGGCACCCCCTTTACAGCGTGAAGAAGCTGTAGTACAAACTAGTCAATCGCAACCCCAACGGGTTCAAGCCGACGAAAAGACCTTGCGCTGGCAAGCAAAAAACCAGTGGTTCGGCGCCCAGGGATTCGAGGAAATCACCAGCTACGCACTAGGGCTGCATCAAAAGCTAGTCAACAACGGGGTAGATCCCCGCTCCGATGAGTATTTCGAGCAAATAGACGCTCGCGTGAAGTCAACGTTCCCCGAGGTTTTCGGTGGTAAAAGAGACGAGCCGTCCCGTACGGTTGAGACTTCGGCAAGGAAACCTGCCGCAGTGGTCGCACCCGCGACTCGCACAACTGGAGCGAAGAAAGTACAACTAACGCCGTCACAAGCTGCGTTAATCAAAAAGTACAACCTGGACCCCAAGAAGTATGTGGCTGAAGTTCTAAAACTGGAGAATCAATAATGGCTGAAAACCGTACCCCTCGTGACCTGGAGTCACGCGCAAAAACCGCTCGGGCTGTATACGTACCGCCCACAAACTTGCCAGATCCGACCCCCGAACCTGGGTATTTGTATCGCTGGGTAGCGACGCACATCCTGGGCCAGGCTGAACCTACCAACGTGAGTCGCAAGATGCGCGAAGGGTGGGAACCGGTGAAGGCAGTTGATCATCCTGAACTTATGCTGCTTGGTAATGAAAAGACCGGAAACGTGGAAATTGGAGGCCTCATGCTCTGCAAGATGCCGATTGAACAAGCCCGTGCCCGCGATGAGTACTACTCCAAGCAAGCGTCGGATCAGATGAACTCAGTGGACAACCACTTCATGCGAAACAATGACCCGCGCATGCCTCTGTTCTCGGACCGCAAGTCCTCGTCCAGTCGCGGAAACGGGTTTGGTTCTGGTTCTAAATAACAGGAGTTTCTAAATGGCAAACACAAATGCCCCCTACGGCCTACGTGCCGTAAACCGTAACGACGGCATGCCTTATGCTGGCGCTACGAGTCAGTTCCTGATTGACCCGGCAGGCCTGGGCTCCAATCTTTTCAATGGCCAAGTCGTTATCATTAACGCCAACGGCTACATCGCTCTGTCTACCGCTACTGGCGCGGACCTGACAACCAACAACCTTGGCGGCAATACCCTTGGCGCTTGGGGTGTGTTCGTTGGCTGTTCCTACATCAACGCGCAAGGCCAGCAGATTTACGCTCAGTACTACCCTTCCGGCACCACCGGCGTGGTTACCGCGTATGTCATCACTGACCCCAACGTGACGTTTGCCGCTCAGCTGGATGGCCAGGTCACCCAAGCCGCTCTTGGCGCAAACACTTTCTTCGCTGCCGCTCAGAGCACCAGCACTGGTTCTACCCAGACTGGCAACTCTACCAGCGCGTTGGAGTCTACCGTTGTTACCACGGCTGCCGCCTTCAAGATCATCGGTTTTGCTTCCCCGCTGACCGATACCTACACTGAAGTGTTGGTGAAGTTCAACCCCGGCGCTCACGCCTATACCAACGCCGTCGGCATCTAAGGAGTAAACCATGGCAATTTCACGCGCACAACTGCTCAAGGAACTGCTCCCTGGCTTGAACGCTCTGTTCGGCATGGAGTACGCCCGTTACGGCGAAGAGCACAAGGAAATCTACGAAACCGAGAAGTCGGAGCGTAGCTTTGAAGAAGAAACCAAGCTGGCTGGCTTCCAGGCTGCTCCTGTCAAGAACGAAGGCTCTGCCATCGCTTACGACAACGCGCAGGAAGCGTTCACCGCCCGCTACACCCACGAGACCATCGCCTTGGGCTTCTCGATCACCGAAGAGGCGATCGAAGACAACCTGTACGACAGCCTGTCTGCTCGTTACACCAAGGCCCTGGCCCGCGCCATGTCCTACACCAAGCAGGTAAAAGCCGCCTCCGTTATCAACAACGGTTTCAGCGGTTCTTATCCCGGCGGTGACGGCGTGTCGCTGTTCGGTGTTAACTCTAGCAGCGTTCGTGTTGGTCACCCCCTGGTTAACGGTGGTGTGAACTACAACAGCCCGACCGTGGCCGTTGACCTGAACGAGACCTCCTTGGAAAACGCTGTGATTCAGATCGCTGCGTGGACCGATGAACGTGGTCTGCTGATCGCTGCCAAGCCGCGTAAGATGGTTGTTCCCCCGGCACTGATGTTCGTTGCCAAGCGTCTGCTTGACACCGAGCTGCGTGTTGGCACGAACGACAACGACATCAACGCGCTGAAGCAGATGGGTGCTGTGCCGGAAGGTTACACCGTCAACCACTTCTTGACCGATAGCAACGCTTGGTTCCTGTTGACCGACGTGCCCAACGGCATGAAGCACTTCGAGCGTATGCCTCTGGCTAACTCGATGGACGGTGATTTCGACACCGGCAACGTCCGCTACAAGGCCCGCGAGCGTTATTCGTTCGGCTGGTCTGATCCCCTGGGAATCTGGGGCTCTGCCGGAGCGTAAGCAGAAAGGGGGCCTTGTGCCCCCTTTTCTTTTGTTGTATATTGCGATCAAGCCCGGGGTTCCCGGTGCATCAAACTGACCCGGCAGACGACGTACCGATTGATGCACTGATCTTGTACGTAAGGACAATTTATCATGGCTCTGTCTACCACCCAAAGTATTTGGCGTTCGGGCGGCGGCGACCAGACTCGTACCGCATATTGCGGTTCCGGCGTCATGGCTGCCTCTTTCTACATTGCTGACGCCTCCCCCGCTGTTGCTGGCACTAACGTGACGGTCTCTAACGGCGGCGCTGCTCTAATTCTCCCCGCTGGCGCAGTTGTTTTGTCTGTCTCCATCAACGATGGCGGCACGGGCACGTTTGATCTGGGCACCACCGGCTACAACTCTGGCACCGCTTCCGGCGCTTCGATTGCTTCTGGTCTGGCCGCTACGGTCGGCACCACCAGCGTTGGTTCTGTTGTGACCGGCACCCCCTTGACCGAGATGTCCTACGTCACTGTGACGGACAATACCTCTGGCGCAGGCACTGTCGGCGGCTACATCACGTATTTTGTGGTTGATCCCCTGCTCGGCCAGCAAAACGTCTGATAGGAGCATCTCATGACGATGCAGTATGACGTCAAGTCAGCCCACCTAAATGCGTCGGGTAGCGTGTACGCTCAGCCTGCACGTGTGAAGGGTTTTTCCATCTGTGCCACGGCTAGTGCCGCTGGCACGTTGCTGCTCAAGGACGGCGGTTCGGGCGGGACGACACTCATTGAGATTGACATCCCGGCTAACACAAATCCTAATTCTTTTTACGTACTGGTGCCTGGCGAAGGTGTGCGTTTTTACACGAACATCTACGCCACGCTGACCGGCATTGCGTCAGTGACGGTGTTCTATGGCTAAATCCCCAGCATGGCAACGCAAGGAAGGCAAGAACCCCAACGGCGGCCTGAACGCCAAGGGGCGAGCCTCTGCCAAAAAGCAAGGCATGAACTTGAAACCTCCCCAGCCGGAAGGCGGCTCACGCCGCGACTCTTTCTGCGCAAGGATGAGTGGTATGAAGAAGAAGTTGACAGGCGAGAAGGCCAAAAAGGACCCCAACAGCCGCATCAACAAGAGCTTGCGGGCTTGGAATTGCTGAAATGAAACCCGAAAATGCAGAGTTAATGAAGCAGGTTGGCGACGGGATTTCTGTCGTTACTGCGGTTGCGACACTTGCGGAGGTTTTGCCTTCGGTTGCGGCGTTGTTTACGATCATCTGGACGGGTATGCGCATTGTCGAAATAATTGCGGGTAAGCCTTTCTCCGAGGTTATCCGTCGAAAGAAAGACAATGCCGAGCAGCAGTAAAAAGCAGCACAACTTCATGGAAG